CTTGTATTTTCAAAGTAACTAGCATATAGCTAGGATGAAGCTCTAGCTTTGCTAACTGAAAGGAGTATTCCTCATGAAGAAACAGAAGATGATCGATATCAAATTTCTCTTCGTAACTATTATCAATTTTGAAGATGGATCAACTCCTTTATGGGATTATAGCATCTTCACTCGGTCTATGAGTATTGATGAACTCAATGAACTGAGAAAGGAGAAGAAGTTTGAAGCACATCCCGGATATCCAAGTTTTGGGCCGGTGTTTCATTATACTGTGACGTATACTCAAGGTTCCAACTTCAAAATTTTAAACATGGAGTCAGACGCGTAATGGACATTGAGCTCTTGAGAGATGATAAGAGTATAGAAACCTATACCCCGGATATCGAATTACCAAAACGTGTGATCCCATATTTGGCTATGAATGAGCGTGGTAATTGTAGAATTATCGAGAGTGCGATCTTCGGTGAGTATACAGCGGATGAAGTTATCGACATGTGGAGAGATGTGTTATCACGTAACGTTCATAGAATTTCAAAGGAGCTCATGGATTTAGAGTTAGAACAATGTGAGAAAGTCGGGCCATCATCAGTTCAGAAACCATTTTATGAAAGGATCCCTCTCATTCGTTCTTACTATGAATCTTGGAAAGAGGTTGATCAACGCGAGTTACCATATGGTGACTTTCAATCTCACTTTCTTGGAAGACTGATGCCTATAAGCCCAAGAAAAGCCGCCGATGAATTACCAAGTAATACAAATGCTGGAATGCCTGAGTTTCAACGTAGAAGCGAGACTCGTGAGCAGGATATTACTGCTGTCATAGATGGGGATTGGCGTCACCCAGCTATGTTAGGATGGCGTGGTCAGTTCAAAGGGCAATTTAGTTCGATATGTGATAGTATGGATTGGAGTAAGGTTTTGACAGCCCAGCGTACAGTGTGGATGTTTTCCCAGAGAACTAATATTAAGGAAACTCAATATTCTAAACCTTTCTTCAACGATATTCGCTACAACGAATCCTTTTCATCGTGGTCGGGTATCAACCACACATCAAAGCCAATAACCGAAATTCTGGATGGTTGTGGTGAAGATGAGGATGTAGTTGGGATTGATTATTCGTCTTTTGATCAATCGATCGGTCCATACCACCAGTACATTGTTTCTGACCCCGTTAAGAATGCATTTCAGAAACAATATTGGGATGAAATTGATGAAATATTTCAATTTATCTTCTCAATTCCTTTAATTTGTACGAAAGATATGATGTATGCAGGGATTCACGCTCTCTCGTCGGGTTCTTCGTGGACTAGTATCTTAGGAACTGGTGTAAATTATCGCATTGCAATAGGCTCGCCAAGCTTTGCCGGACCCCGATTTCTCTATCTCGCGACAGGTGACGATGGAGTCGGTAAGTTTGTGCGATTGGATGACCATTATCGATGGTTAGAAAGTTGGGGTTTAACAGTACATCCTGACAAGCAGGTCGTCTCGAGGGGTGGTAAGTATACCCAATACCTTCAACGACACTACGATAAAGAACATAGAAATGAAAACGGGGATATAGTACCGATCTATCCAGGTGCACGTACCTTCTCAAGTC